TGGATTAGTAAGATTAATAGACGATACAACAAAAGTTGGTGATGTACGTTTTAATTCTTCAAAATTGCCTTGTGGTAAATAATTGATTTCACTTTTCGTTTTGTGAATTTCTTCTCCAGTCTTAAAAATATTAGGTATACTAATTGTACCCCCTACCATATTTGGCGTAAACCCATCTGGAAAGAAATCATCATTAGGATAAAGTTGAATTGTAGTTGAAGTATTTGGTGATGCGCCAAAATCTATCGTACCATTTAATTCTTCAAATTTAACTGATTCTTGTAATTTTATAAAATCTTCTTGATAAGCTCCTTTAATATCTTTAGCTTTCAATCTTATTTCTGTTCTGGATGGGGAAATTTCATCTATTTGATATTTATAATCTTCAATTTTTAATAGTTCTAATTGTCCTTGAGAATTTTCAAATTCTTCTTGTGAACCTAAAAAAACCTCTCCATCATCGGTAATATATATATTACTTAAATTATCATAAATCTCTCCTATATGATCAGGATTAGTCCGCGTTAAAACGGAAGTATCATCTCCAGCCAATTTTCTTAAAAATTGATATCTTACTTTAAATGTTCCGCTATCGTAACCACAATCTTTTATATGAGTTGCTGGCTTAATATTTATTGTATTAGTATTTGATGTGTTTGGTGTAAATCCAATTCCAATAGGTAAATTTTTAATTACTCCATTACCAAGCAATTCAAATAAAGTAAAATCGGTAGAGTGTGTTCCAAATTTTCCTTTTTCATATGGTCTGTCACCTACAATTCTCTTTATATGAGTATTAATTAATTCTTTATCTTGTGTTGAAAGTTGGCTAGCCATTATAATTCTGTGAAGTTTCTATTAAATATTTTATTTATAGTAGTAGAATCATTTTTTAAAGTGTCCGTTGATAAATCTATAATTAACGTGGTATCTGGACCACTATCGTACAATTCACCTGTATATGGATTCTCAAAAATCATTACAGTTCCTTCTTCATTTCTCAAAACTAAACTTCCGTCATTAGCTGATCCAGACACATTAGCTATATCTTGCAGTAATGCTCTTCGCTGTAAATATTGTTGTTCATCTTCATTAATAAGATTTTGATAAAAGTCTAGCTTTTGAAGTTCCTCTTGTGTGTAAGGCATTTTTTATCTCACAACTTTGAAAACAAAATCATCGTCAAAGTATTGTACAGTTTCATCAGAAGTGTTACTTCCACTTACAACTTTAAATTCAAATTTATAATATCTTTCAGCCTGCAACCCATTCATCCAAAGATTAAAATAATTTCCTGTTGAGTCACAGCTTATTAAAGAACCGGAACCATGAGGTATAATAACATCATTAGTTTGGTCATCCAATACTGAGTAATATGCTCCATCTCCGCCTATATTTGATTTACTTCCACTTGGCAAATATTTAGCAGTTATATACGCTGATGCAGTATTAGAGTAAGATTTTGTAGGATATCTACCCCTTCCAACAATTCTAAATTTTACTTTTGATTTTTCTTTATATTCAGGTCTTAAACTTTTCATATAAAAAACCATATCTTCTAATTCTGTTGATGATAGTGCTGATAAAGAACCAGTACTCCACGCAGTATCATACCATTCTATTTCTAATTTCGGAGGATAAATTGTATTAGTATTCATAGAAAAGAATGAAAGATTTCCTAGTCTATCATCATTCCCTTCAGCTGTATTTACATCTTCATTTCCCATACTTCCGCTTCTCTTTAACATAAATCCTTCGTTTGGATAAGTTAAATCTAACCAGCTATTTACAATCGGCGTAACATCCATTCTCATATCTCTTGTTTCATAAACAAATGACTGAGAAGCATACACTTCCGTATACCAAGTTCCGCCAGAGCCAGAAATTGCTACATGAGCTGAACTAGATGGATACCATAATGTTTGAGCTTCCGACCCAGCTCCGTCTTTATAAAACCAACTTGCTCCATCTGTTGTAATTGGATTATCTGCGTGAAATCCAGAACCAACTACCCAACTTTGACTTACAGGATAAGCATATAAGGATTGACTATATGATAATTCAGCTGGATTTGCATCATACATATTTAAATAAAATTTAGCATCTCTTGCTATAGTTCCTCTGTGCATGGATTTTGAAACTTCACTTAAATCAAATTGTATTAAAACACGAGAAACTTTAGGATTGGTTCCTGATTGATTTAAATCTTTTTGTATTTCTAAAATTTCATCAAGCCCTGTGTTTTTACTGCCAGTATGTTGATATATTGTCGTATCTTTATCCGGAAAAATAAAATAATGCATTAGTTACCTCCTGCTGAGTCACCCACCACTCTACCCACTACATCTACGTTGGGAGATTTTAATTCAAAACAACTTGGATCTATAGACGGATAAACTACACCATCCCTTGTCGCACTTACAATATCATAGAGATTGCCTGAATAACCATCAGCAACTGAATGTTTATTTGTAATTAAAACAGGTAACCCATTAGGATTATCATCTTCGGGCGGAACAATTGCAGATACTCCTTCTGTTAAAGATATTTGATACGCTAAATCTGCTACAACAATAGGTTGACCAATCTGCCATTTATCAATGTCAAAGAAAGTTTTAACCTTTTGTATTGCTCTCAAAACTACTTCTTGTTTATTATACCCTACTTTTGTTAATAAATTGAATTTTACTCCTATATTAATTACAAAAGCATTTTTGATATTAATAGCATCTGTAACCATTCTAAATTGAGTAAGGTATGTTTGAATATTCTGTTTTACTGCTTCATTTAAATTAACTAATTTTTTATTAGCATTAAATCCTAAAACATAAAGATTAAGAGCTAGTGGATTCATAATTCTTCCAGTACCTTCAATATTAGAATTATCTAATTGAGTATCTTGAACAATGTTACATTTTGCAACATTACCATATCTAACAGGTAACGCATATACTCTTGTTATATAATCTTGTTTAGTAACCGCTCTTGACTGTGCTTGAAAATGAGCTAATGCATTTTGTCTAACTTCAAAAATACTTTCAGCATTAGCTCCGCCGGTTGCTGGTATTGGATTATTAATTGCTAATGAATTTCGTGCTCCTTCAACAGAACCAGCACTTAATCCAGTAGAATCTAAAGTAGCATTTACAGAATTTATAATTCTTATAGTATTAGCAGTTGTATTTTGTTTTATTCCACCCCCAAATTTATATTTTATAGTTAATTGAGTATTTGATGGTGCTTGCCCATAAGATTTAGTTTTCAAAAAATTTGATGGATCAAACGCATTTCCTAATTGAGATGGTGAACCAGGAAGAGAAGAACCAACTTCATCTGGATTTGGAACTATTTCTTCATCTGGACTGTCTGTTGTTCCTGCTCCAAATCGCAATTCAGTTCTACCATCTTCTCTAATAAAAGTTGTAAATCTACGAGCAGTTTTTAAGAGTTTAAGTAAATATGGTGCTTGATCTGCATACTGATAAAGAGTATCGTCATTAGCAGCCTTATTTTCCATGTCAGTATAAACTGTATCTTGGGCTAAAAAAGGAACTTCATACCAATTATTTCCATCACTGTCTGTTACTGAAAGTATTTCAATAATATTATCATTGGCAAGTGCAATTCTATCATACTTTTTAGCAGTTCCAAATACAAAATATTCCGTGTTTGTAGTACCGCTAGCAATTTTAACTTTCTTTTTTAATAAATAATTAACAGGAACATTATTACTACTCTCATAAATACTAATATCCATAGGATCATAGGAACTTGAAAATTTAAAACTAACATCTTCTTCTGTTAGAAAATCCGTACCTGTAGCAGAAGATACTACCATTCCCTTTTTAATTATCATAGCATATCTTAAATCTGGCTTTGTTGTATAACTAGCGCCCGTCCCACTAGATATAGCAGGCACAGTTTGGAAAATTTCTAAGTTAGTAGATGCTACTGAAGATTGTTTGGGTTTATAACCATAAGCTTGCGCCATATTATAAATAACTTTCTTTTCTTGAGCAAAAGCTAATAAACTTTCTTTGAACTGATTGTCTACATAATATGATAAAACATCACCTACATATGATGCCATTTCAATAAACATCATGCCCGGAGATGATTCATTAAAATCATTATACTGTTTCGGAAAATATATTTTAGTAAATTCTATTAAATTAGCTTTAAAAGATCTAAAATCTTTATTTAAATATCTAACTTCTTTTACTGTCGGTTTTGGTGCTGAATAAGGCATCATTTATCTCCTAATATTCATAAAATGGATCAGCTTCATTGGTATAGTACCATGTCTCAGTAGCTTCATCATATTCTTGTTGAACTTGACTTGACATAGTTCCCGATAATCCTTGACTAAATTCTAAAGCTAACTCCATAGTAGCTTGTAAATCTGTGTCTACTGAGTAAGTTATATGTACATATACAGCTCTTGGATCTTCCGATCCACCTTCATCAATTTTAACTTTATGTAACACTATATAAGGTAGCCACAAATCAACCGCTTCTCTAATAGCTGCTTCTACTTCTCCTTCAACATTACCCATCGGTTCAAATAAAAGTTGATGTATTCTACATCCAAATGTCGGATTCCCCAAACGCTCGCCTGGATGAGTTCTCAATAACATAGTTAAATTATGATATGCCTGTTCCATCTTAGTTCGTGTAAGACGAAACATACCATAACTATCACTATGTCTAAGGGGAAAAGCTAATCCCACCATTACATCTGGATTCAAATCATTTTCTATATCGGTTGGCATTATTTTCCATCTCTCTTATCTAAAGCTTTCATTACGCCCCTATAGTCTTTTGTTAAATTGCTCATTACATCTTGAACCGCTTTATTCGATGTATCAGCACCAACTGCTTGCGCAGTTTGCACAGCAGCTATTTCTCTTTTAGCTTCATCGGTGCCCGCAGATACTCCACCATATCCCAATAGTTCTGCCATATTAGAAGTATCATACTCACCCATACTTGGATACTCTTCAAATTCTTGAGTCTGAGCAGTCTCATTAAGTATCTTATTTAAAGTTGGATCTTTAGTATAACTTACTTCTTTGGATTTAGTTTTTTTAGGAACAGGCTTTGCTAGTACTTCTGGAACAATATTATTATTTTGAGTTACAGCTTTAACTCCCTCCTTAATAAATATCTCATTAACTTCTTTTTTTACTTCTTGTTTCACTATTTCTCTAATTAATGTAACAAGTGCTTTTGATTTAGCCATAATAGACTCCTGTTTATTATAAATATAATGTAAACTTAAACTTTGTTTCTTTCCATTTTTAATTTTGCTATACGTTTCTTTTCTTCCATTTCACGCACAAATTTATCAATTTTCGTTTTTTGATCTTTTACTGTTTCTTGAGCTTTATCTATAGTAGATGGAAGAATGCCTTTTACAGCTCCTTTCAAATCTGCTATTTCTTCTTTAGCTTTTTCAATTATAAATTTTTGAGCTACAGCAACAGCAGCGGCTGCTGGATTCAAAGCACTGCCAATTGTTGAAGTTTTTTCCAAT